AAAAAGAATAACCGTATGAAAGAAAAATGTAATTACATATTAAAGAATGGTGTCCTGCTTCAACCGGAGTTCGGAAGCAATAAAATGTACACTAATGACAACCTCACTGATGAAGTTGCTGAAAAGTACCTTGCCAAAAATCCGAAAGGTGAAATTTATTTCGCCCATGTACCTACGGACTGGAAAGAACGTGTTAACAAATGTGGATACAATCAAAGCCTGCTTGATTCAATGGTAGAATCATTACAAGACGGAGTTTCTGAAGAATCCGTGGCT